TCTTGCGCGTCGCCTTCCCGCCGGAAATGGCATATCTTGGCCGACGGGACGGAACTTTATTCGCACAAGGAGAGAAGCATGAGCGTTCGAGCCAAGGTCCGTTGCACATCGAATGTGAACGGCACCGTCTGCTTCACGACGGTCTACGAGCCGGACGGGACGCGCAACGACGAGAACGCCCGGTTCACGAAGGCGACGCCCTGGGGCGACATTCGCCTCGGCATCGACAATCCCGCGGCCGCCGAGCAGTTCCGGCCAAACGGCGAATACTACGTCGATTTCACACCGGCCAGCGAGAAGTCGTGACTGCCAGGAAGCCCAAGAAGAATCGGACGCGCAAGCCTTGCGCATCGGGTCGCGGACGTGGCCGGCCTCCGAAGCCGATCAACGGCACCGCGGACGACGGCGTTGTTACCGCCGAGAAGATGCGGAAAGTGCTGGGCCAGGAGCCGGCGGCCGACACGGGGCCGACCGAGCGGCGCCTGCGGGAGATGCTGGTCCGGAACGGCCGGCAGTTCATGCAGATGATGGAGTCGCTGGAGGCCAAGGCGGGCCGGGACCGGAAGTTGGCCGAGGCGAAAGATGCTGCCGAGAAAGAGGTTGCGGACGTGCGCGCCGAAAACGCACAGCTAAAGGCCGAGGTGGACCGGCTGGAGACAGAGGCCGGCACCCGCGGCGACGATGCCGGGTCCGCGCGGGCCGAGGCCCTGATCGACCGGATCATGGCGGACCTTCCCGACGAGTGACGCGCAAGACTTGCGCATGGAGGATGCGATGGCGAAGTCCAAGGCTCATCCCGGCTTCAAGGCCGTGAAGAAGAAGATCGCGAAGAAGTACGGGGCGAAAGCGGCCGGGGCGATCCTGGCGTCGCGGACCCGGAATGCGTCGGCCAAGGCGAAGCGGAAGAACCCCAGACTCCGGCGGGTGAAATGAGGCGCGTTCTCGCGAAGATACTGGCCGCGCTGCTGTCGTGGCTGGTCGATCACCCCTACAAGCCGCGTGGCTCGGAATGACCACGCGCAAGTCTTGCGCATGAACCCGGTCAAAGTGAACCTGATCCGGCGGCGTCGCCTGCTCCGAGCCGCGCGGGAGAGCGCGGCGGTCCGATGGTCGCTCATGCAGCGGTGCAAGTCGGACATCGTGTTCTGGATGGACCACTTCTGCTTCCAGATCAACCCCCGGCAGATCGGCTCCGAAGTCGGCCCGTGGATCACCCACGACTTCCAGCGGGACGCCATCACGCGGACCCGGACGTGGCTGGCCGACGGTGAGGACGTGCTGTGGGAGAAGAGCCGCTACCTCGGCGCGACGTGGATGGCGCTGCTGATGGAAGTCCACGACGCCCTGTTCTTCGACTACAAGAAGTTCCTGAACATCTCGCACACGGAGGCCGCGGTCGACGCGGCCGACGATCCGGACTGCCTGTTCTGGAAGGTGCAGTTCGTCCTGGACCACCTGCCGGACTGGATGCGGCGCGGGGCCGGACGCCAGCGGCGCGGCGTGATCCGGTACCCGGCGACCAAGGGAACCATGACCGGCGCCGCGACCACGGAGCGGGCGGGCGTCGGCGGCCGGGCGACGTGGGTGCTGGCCGACGAGTTCGCGAAGCAGAAGGACGACTTCGCCATCCTCGGCCAGACGGCGGACACCGGTCCCCGGCTGTTCGTGTCCACGCACTACGGCATCGGTTCGGCGTGGCACTCGCTCACCCAGCGGCCGGACATCAAGAAGGTCATCCTCCACTGGTCCCAGCACCCGGAGATGAACGCGGGCCTGTACCGATCGACCGACCGCGGGTACGAGATCCTGGACAAGTCCTACCCGTTCCCGGCCGACTACCAGTTCGTCACCGGCGGCACGCCGAACGGCGGTCCGTTCCCCGGCATCCGCAGCCCGTGGTACGACCGCGAGTGCCAGCGGCGAAAGAATGACCGCGACGTGGCCATGCACCTCGACATCAACCCGAAGGGATCGCAGAGCCAATACTTCCCGGAGTCGCTGATCTACTCGCTGCGGAAGAAGACCTCGCTGTGGCGGTGGGAGGGCGATCTGGCGTACGACGCGGAGGCGGCCAAGCCCTTCCGACTGATCGATCGCGTCGGTGGCCCGCTCCGGCTGTGGTTGAACCCGACCGTCGATGGCGGCGTTCCGAAGGCCGATTACGTGTTCGGTTGCGACCCGAGCCACGGCCGCGGTGCGACGCCGACGTGCGTGTCGATCGGCCGATCGGCGACGGGCGAAAAGGTCGGCGAGTGGGTGTACGCGCACCTGAGCGTCCAGGACTTCGCGAAATACTTCGTCGCGCTGGCCCGGCTGTTCGCGTCCGCGGAGTCGTCCGGGGCGTTCCTGATCTGGGAGCGGCAGGGGCCGGGCGAAATGCTGACGCAGCGGGTGATCGAGACCGGCTACCGGAACTTCTACTACCGGCACCTCGAAAGCGGGCTGGTCGGCGAGCGCACGGAGTCGCCGGGCTGGTTCCCTTCGCCCGAGGCCACGAAGCTGCTGATCGACCAGTACATCGCGGCCCTGGCGGACGGCACCTGCACGAACCCGTCCGACCGCGCGTTGGAGCAAACGCTGGATTTCCGCTACGATAGTCGTGGTTATCCGGAGCATCCCGGCGAGAAGTCGAAGGAAGACCCGAGCGCGGGCGGCGTGAACCACGGCGACATCGTGCGGGCCGACGCCCTGATGTGGAAGGTGATGCGGGACCGTGGCACTCCGGCCCCCGGTGTGGAACCCGCCACAGCCACGGTCGGATCGTTCCAGTGGCGGCGCGAACTCCGGGCACAGACCGCCCGGCTTCAGGAGCAGTTCTGACCATGCGCAAGTCTTGCGCATCACCCCGACGAAGGAGAACATCATGAAGTGGCTGAAAGCGAAGATGGCGTGGTTGTGGCGGTTTGGTGTCATCCGCCGCACCACAGCCTTCCGATGGGAAATGGACTACGCGCTGCGGGGCTGACCAAAAAGCGGAGGAAGGTTATGAACGCCGAAGAACTACGCAAGGAACTGGAGCGGGCGTATCGTGTGCTCGTGTGCTCCACGAGGCACTGAAGTCCTGACGCGCACGTTTTGCGCATCGCCGAAATGGGAAAGGATTCCCGCATGCCCCGCAAGTCCGAAGTCGATTTCCCGACGCTGTGCAAGGTCATCTACTCGGCCCGGCTCGCCTTGGAGCAGACCCGCGCGACCCGGCGCGAACACGTCCGGCTCTACGCCGGTGCGAACTGGGGCAACAACTCGGCCCCGCTGCGCCAGCCGGTGAACCTCATCTCGCAGTACGTCCAGATCATCCTCCGGAACCTCATCGCCAAGAACCCGCAGGTGATGCTTTCGACGTTCGACAAGTCCAAGAAGCCGATGGTGAAGGCCAGCCAGTCGTGGGCCAATCACGAGATCAAGGCGATGCGTCTGGACAAGACGCTCGGCCGCGTCGCGCTCGACGGCCTGTTCTGCATGGGGATCACCAAGGTGGCGCTCGCCAGTCCCGGCGACTCCGCGATGGCTGGATGGAACCTGCCGGCCGGACAGCCGTACGCGAAGCGGGTGGACTTCGACGACTTCGTGTTCGACGTGCATGCCCGCGACTTCGACGAGGTGGCATTCATCGGCCACCGCTTCCGCGTGCCACTGGAAGTCATCCAGGACTCGAAACTGTATTCGAAGGCCCGGAAGGACCTGACGGCCCAGACGGACAACCCGTACAACCGCGAGGGCGACGAGCGGATCAACATGCTGTTCCGCGGCTACGTCACCGGGACCGACGAAGAGTTGGAGCCGATGGTGGACCTGTGGGAGATTTACTGCCCGCGGCACGACACGGTGTACACGGTGCCGGACCTGTGGGTCAACGCCGGCGGCCCGAACACGTCCGAGGAACCGCTGCGGGCCGTGAAGTGGATCGGCCCCGAGCGCGGCCCGTACCACCTGCTCTCGCTGCTGCCGCCGCCCCCCGGCAACGTGCTGCCGAAGGGTCCGATCATGGACCTCGTGGACTTGCACGAAGCGGTGAACCGCGCGGCCCGCAAGCTCATCAACCAAGCCGACCGGCAGAAGGACAACACGTTCGTCCAGGGCGCGGCCGACGCCGACGGGAAGCGTGTGATCGACGCGAACGACGGCGACATCGTGCGGGTGGACAACCCGGACAAAATCCATCAGGTGAGCCAGGGCGGCCCGAACCCCGGCCTGTTCGCGTTCATGACGGCGATGAAGGACCTGTACTCGTGGCTGGCCGGCAACCTCGACATCATGGGCGGCCTCGCGCCGCAGTCGAAGACGGCCTCGCAGGACAAGATGCTGGACGCAAACTCGGCCCGATCGGTCAGCGACATGCAGGCCACGATGGTCGATTACGTTTCGGACGTGCTGGGGCCGCAGGGCCTGCTGTGGTACTGGTGGCACCACCCGCAGAAGGTGATGGACACGACATACGAGGTGCCGGGCGTCAGCGAGGTGTCGATTCGCCGCCGGGTGACTCCGCAGGACCGGGCCAGCCTCCGGATCGACGATCTGGACCTCGAAGTGAACCCGTACTCGCTGGCCCACACGACGCCGCAACAGCGCTCGGCCGGCCTGAAGGCGATTCTGGCCCAGGTGGTCGCACCGTTCGCCGCACTGATGCAGCAGGACGGCATCAAGGTGGACATGAACACGGTGCTGTCGAAGATCGGCGAATACGAGGACCAGCCGGACATCGCCGAGATCTTGACGATCACCCAGCCGCCGGTTCAGGAAGGTGGCGGTGGCGAAGATGCTCCGCCGATGGCGGCTGAGACGACCCGGAACTACGTCCGCGAAAGCCGGAGCGGGATGACCGACCGCGGCCAAGCGAAAGACGTGGTGACGAAACTCATGGGCGCGACCGGTGCCCAGCCGAAGCAAATGGACGGGTTCGCCTGATGCCCGCGTTCAAGCCGCCCAAGGGAGTCGTGTTGGTCCGTTGCCTCGGCCCCGGCCCGGAACATACCTTCCTCTCGCGCGACCGCAAGGCACACCGGATCTGCAAGGCGTGTGTGGAGAAGCTGAAGGACTGCTCGCGGATGATGGCGGAAGGCCCGACCAAACCGGACAAAGACTGACGCGCAAGTCTTGCGCATCGTTATCATGTCACTCATCCCATTCCCAAGGGCCGCCATGAGAGAGCGAATTGAGTACGCGCAAGACTTGCGCACCGCCAACGAAGACGCCCTTCTCCGCACCATTGCCGCAAACCCCTACGACGACACGCCCCTATGGATTTACGCCGACTGGCTCGACGAGAATGGGTTCGACGGAACGTACGTCCGTGGCATTGAACGCGGAGATATGCGATACCCGTTGTGCATGCAGTTCAAAGCCCGGCTGAACGCCATCCGCTCCGTGGCGAATCTTCTCGCCGCCAACCCGAACATCGTCTGAGGCCACCATGCCGACCGGAACCATCAAGACCAAGCGGACCCTGCTCCCCTCCGGCGAGTGGAAACTCGTCGAAGTCCGGGAAATCGACGGCAAGCCGGTCACTCTGAAGCAGTGGCGGAAGGTGTTCCCGAAGAAGGCCGGCGTCGGCGTGACGATGGACGGGACCGGCACCTATCCGCACAACAGCATGGCGGCCGGCGTCCATCCGCGGCAGGTCGGCGAAGCGATGGAACACGCGAAGAAGAACGGCGTGCCGACCGACTTCACACCTGACGGGCAGGCCATCTTCACCAGCCGGAACCATCGTCGCGCTTACCTACGGCTGCTGAACATGCGGGACAACAACGCCTACGGCCGCGTGTGACGCGCAAGTCTTGCGCATGGACTCGGCCGGGTGATCGTGCTACAACTCCTGCGGGCGAGGATGCCCGGCAAGGGGTGCCACGATGGCCTTGGAATTGACGCTCAACGGCAGCATCGCATACGCCGACTCGGACGGAACCGAGGACTCGCTGGCCGTCGTTAACTTCCTGAAGACGGTGGCATCGAAGCTCATCGCGCACTTCAAGCAAAGCGTCGGCACCTCCGAGCAGGTGATCCCCCTCAGCGGCATCTCGGCACCCGGCTACTGCCTCATCATCAACTGGGATCCGACGAATTTCGTGGAGGTCCGGGTCGGCACCGGAGGTGCGAAATCCGACCGGCTCGATCCCGGCGGCGGCTTCTGTCTCAAGCGTTTCGGCAGTGGTTCGCAGGTGCCGTACATCATCGCGGACACCGCGGCGTGTGCCTGCGAATTCTTCATCGCCAGCACCTGACCACTTGCGTCGCCGGATGGAAGACCCTACAGTGCTTCGGTAGAAGGGACTCACGACCATGGCGAAGGATGCCACGGCCAAGCTGCCCACGGCGGTTCCGGCCCAAGCCAAGAAGACCGATCCCGCGCCCAAGCCGCGCCCGAAGCGGAAGGTCGTCCGCCAAGCCCCCACGAACACCGTCCTCACCGATCCGGACACCATCGTCGAAGGCATCAAGGCCGAGTACGGATGGGATGACCCGGACGTCCAAGAGCCGACTCCGTTGGAGCCGACTGCTCCGGATGATGCCGGGGTGAATACGAGCACCCCGGCCGCTCCGTCCACGCCGACTGCGGCGGCTCCCGCGCCGAAGCCCGCGGCACCGGCCCACTCTGCGGTCAGTCTTCACCTCGCGAAGCAACTCGGCATCACGGACGCCGAGATCGCGGACTCCACGCCGAAGGAACTTGATCGGCTCGTCCAGCGGTTGCACGATCAGCGCGAGGAACTGCGGCGCGAACACGTCATTGCCCAGGCGAAGACCGCCCCGAAGCCGGATGCGCAAGGCTTGCGCACGACCGCGGAGGCACCGAAGCCGGACGAACCGGTGCTGGCGTGGGGCAACGACGAGGACGGCAACCCGATCAAGGAATCGGACATCCACCCCGGACTGGTGAGCGTGTTCAAGGCCCAGGCTAAGGAACTCGCCGACCTGAAGAAGCTCGTCGGCCAGATGGTGAACCGCGAGATCGGCCGCGAGCAGCAGACGCAGGCCCAGAAGCTCGACGGCCTGTTCGGTTCGAATCCGGACCAGTTCGGCGACGGTTCGGCGGAGAAAGTGAAGACGGCCGACCCGATGAAGTTCCAGCGCCGGCTCGCGCTGCTCGCGGTGATGAAGGCGCTGCAGTCCGGCACGATGGAAGAGCGTTTCGCCGAGGCCAGCGAAATCCTGTACGGCAAAGCGGCACCGGCGGTCGCCACGGCTCCTACCGCATCCGGATCGTCGGAAGCCAAGAGAACCACACCTCCCCAGGACCCGGAAACCGGCAAGTTCGTGAAGGCCCCGAAGGCTGGCGCGATCCACGATGCGGACGAATGGGAGAACGGTGCGACCGAACTCCCGACCAACCGCATGACGCCGATCACGAAGGGCCGCAAGTCGGCCACGGACAACGTGGAGCGGATGCTCCGCGAGAACCCGGAACTCCTCCCCATGGACGATTACAGCAGCGAATTCCTGTCCGCCAACGGGCAGGTGTGAGACGGTTTTGCACCCTTGACCGGACCCGCCGCGCCACACGACTCATACGCATGGGTCGGCGCGGATCGGGTTGAACCGGCAGGGACTCTACAAGGAGTGGCACGATGCCGCCGATCCAGGCCGCCAACATTGGCGATCTCGTCACGACCACGTTGCGCGACCTCGGTCGCATGAAGTTCACCGACATCACTTCGGACCTGATCCGCAAGATCGCGATGCGGGAGTTGATGAAGGAGGGGCGGCAGGACTTCCAGTCCGGCTATGAACTCCAGTTCAACCTCATGACGAACCAGAACGGTTCGGCCCGCTTCGTCGGCCTCGGCGCGACGGACAACACGAACATCACGGACGTGATGACCACGGCCTCGGTGCCGTGGCGGCACGTCACCTGGAACTACGCGATCGAGCGCCGCGAACTGGCGATGAACCGCACGCCGGCGAAGATCGTGGACCTGATCCAGACACGGCGCCTCGCCGCGCTGGTCAGCGCGAGCGAACTGTTCGAGACCGCGTTCTGGTCGCTGCCGGCCGCGACGGACACGGTGAGCCCGCTGGGCGTGCCGTACTGGGTCGTGAAGTCGGCGACGGCCGGGTTCAACACCACGGCCCCGAGCGGCTACACGACGGTCGCAGGCATCCTGCCCACGGCGTACAGCGGCCGCTGGGCGAACTACGCCTTCCCGTACACGAACATCACGAAGGACGATTTCATCGCCGCGTGGTGGTTGGCGGCGACGCGAACGGACTTCGAACCGAGCGTGGAAGGGATGCCGACGTACAACACCGGCGACCGGTACGGGTTCTACACGAACCTCATCGTGTACAACGCGCTGAAGCAGCAACTCGAAGCGCAGAACGACGATCTCGGCAACGACCTCGACACGATGAACAACGAGGTCCACTTCCGCCGCGCCAAGGTGACGTATGTGCCGGTGCTGGACGCCGACACGACCAACCCCATGTACGGCCTCAACTGGGGCGAGTTCCGCACGGGCGTGCTGCAGGGCGAGTGGATGAACGAGACGAAGATTCCGATCCAACCCGGTCAGCACACGGTGTCCGCGGTCCATGTGGACTGTTCGTTCCAGTGGTTCACCAGGAACCGCCGCCGTCACTTCGTTGGTTCGAACGGCACCACGCTCCCGGCGTAAACCCCCGATGCGCAAGTGTTGCGCATCCTTGACCGAACACACGGATTCACGGGAGAACGGCAATGGCGGTGAACACGATCGACTTCCTCCGCAACCTCGGTGTCAACACCGACCGCGGTCCGTCGGCCGCGATCTGGGGCGACTGCCCGCTGATCGGCATCGGCGAAGACCCGGCCTCGGGCATGGGCTTCTTCGACGATTTCATCATGACCGGCCAAGGCCCGTCGGCCACGGGCGGTGCGCTGGCCCAGAGTCAGGGCCAGTGGTCGTCCTACATCTACCAGGGCGGCCTCCTGTCCGACGGTGCGACCGAGGGCGGCTCGCTCGCCATCGGCTCCGACGGCGACAACGAGGGCGTCGCGATCTCGTCCGGTGCCGGCTCCTTCCGGCTCGTCACGACCTCGACGCTGGCCCTGAATCAGAAGCTCTGGTTCGAGGCCCGCATCAAGACCTCGACGATCGCGACGGCGAAGCACGACATCTTCGTGGGCCTCTACAGCCCGTTCCTGTCGTCCTCGCTGCCCGCGGCGGCCACGCCGATCCAGACGACGGACGACACGATCACCGCGGCCGGCCACGCGCTCGGCTTCCAGCGGAAAGGGTCGGTCGGCACCGACTTCACCGCGCTGTATCAACTCGCGAACACCACCACGGTGTACCCGACCAACCTCACGACGCTGACGGCGACCGTGAGCCCGGCCCAGACGCTGGCAGCGGACACGTTCGTGAAGCTCGGCTTCGTGTTCGACCCGTTGGCGCCGTACCGCAAGATCAGTTCGGCCTCGACGGGGCAGACCGTCGGCAACACGCGGCGGGCGCTCATCCGGTTCTTCGTGAACGGGATCGAGTTGCCGGCCTTCCTGACGAGCGACAACCTCGGCGGCGCGGCGTTCCCGACCGGCTTCATGGCCCCGATGTTCGCGGTCATGAACCAGACCGGATCGTCGCCGGGCACGTCCACGATCGACTGGATTCGCGTGTACCAGTTGGCGAATTCCTGACGCGCAAGTCTTGCGCATCGAGGCGAGCGATGCCCGCGAAAAGCCAGAAACAGCGGGCCTACCTCAACTCACGGTTCGGACATGCGTGGGTCAAGGAACACCATTTTGATAATGCTGGGAGGTTGCCGATGTACGCGGCCAAGAAGAAGTCCAAGGCGAAGACCAAGAAGCAGGGCGCGAAGAAGATGGGTCCGTGGAAGGGCGGCAAGAAGGTGAAAGGGAAGTGCTGAGTGGCGGAGTCCACGCTCAATTTGAAGAAGGCCGATCTTGAGAGCAAGGTCGGCATCTTCCTTGGATGGGGCGGCGGGGCGAACCTCGACGACACGCCGTGGACGACGATGCAGGCGAACCGGATCAAGGACGCGGTGGACAGCGGATACCGCCAGTTCCTCGTCCCGGCCCCGGACCAGAACGGTGAGAGCCACGACTGGAGTTTTCTGCGTCCCGTAGGCAGCGCCGTGCTGGCGAACGGTGAGCAGGCCGTGCTGATGTCGGACGATTACGGCAGCCTCGAAGGCACGGTGACGGTGACGCAGACCTCGACGGATTCGCACTGGCCGGTGCAGGTGACGGGCGAGGGCCGGATCCGCGAGATGTACGCGAAGCTGCCCTCGGCGACGGGCCGGCCCCTGTGGGCGGCGGAGCGGCCGCTGCGGGGCACGGGGCAGGAGAAGTCCAGCCGGTACGAGTTGGTGGTGTATCCGCAGGCGAACGAGGACTTCACGCTGGAGTTCGCGTACTACCTGCTGCCGGAAGCGCTGACGGACCGGAACCCGTTCTGTTACGGCGGCATGCAACACGCGGAGACGATCCTGGAGTCGTGCCTGGCGGTGGCCGAGGAGCGGATCAACGACGAACGCGGGATTCACAGCCAGAAGTTCGCGGAGCGGTTGGCGGCCTCCATCGCGATCGACCGGCGGAACAAGGCGCAGTTGGTGGGGTACAACGGGGACCGGTCGGACTGTCGGGACAGCGGGTACTGGCCGTGGCGTGAGAAGTACCTGACGAATCGGATCACGTATTACGGGAATCTTCCGGGGTGAATGAGTGGCCGGTCCTTCCATGACCATCGAACAGCACTCCAATCCGCTTCAAGCGGCGCTGGCGGCCAACTCGTTCGCGCCGGACTGGCAGACGATATTCACCCCGCGTCCGTTCATCACCAAGATCGGCGAACCACCGACGGATTACGGCAAGGATCAAGGGGTCGTGTCCCTGACGACGGGCTACACGCTCCAGCACACGCGGGTGTTCCTCCAGCCGTACGCCCAGGGCGCGGCCGGTTCGCAGTTCTCGATGCGGTTGTGGGGCTGGCGGTCGCACATTGTCGGCCGCGGCGACGGTGCCCGCGAACTCGTGGTGCCGTTCTTCATCGCCGAACTGCTGCTGACGGCCTGCAACTGTCCGGGCCCGCAGTCGGAAGGACCGGCCGGAACGCCGAGCATCCGTCCGCTGCAGCCGAGCGAGAACCTGTGCGACACGGCCAGTCTCGTCCAGGGCGACCTCGGGGCCGGCGGCTGGATCAACATGACGGCTCAACCGGGCGCTCCGACGGACCTGCCGGGGTACATCGTTCTCGAACTCCAGGGATGCGTGGCGTTCCAGTTCGATTTTAAGCAACAGGACCCCGTGGGCATGAACTGCCTCTGGGCCAAGCTGTAAGGAGACGGCAATGGCGTACGGACTTCACTACACGGACACGCTCGCGGGCCGGGTCTTCGCCCAGTCGGCGACCCCGCTCGGCCTCGCCATCCCGATCTACACGGCGACGGCGATCGCGGGCGGCATGCCGATCTGGAACCCGCCGACTTCGAACCGCAACGTCGAACTGATATCGGTGGACATCGACTACGGCTCCGGCACGTCGGTGTACGGTTCGGTCGGCCTCATGGGCCTTCCGCTGGCCGCCATCGCGACCGGGGCGCTCTGCACGGCGCTCGCGGCCACGACGCCGACCAACGGGTTCCTGCTCGGCGGTGCCAGCTCGCGGGTGATTTCGAGCAACGCGGGCACGGTGACGGTGACGGCCGGTGTCGCGACGGCACCCAGTGCGACCGCACCGGGGTGGATCCGCGGCCTCGCCTCGATCAATCTCGAAGCCCAGACCGGCACGGCCCACGCCACGGGCATCCAGAAGTACGTGTTCGACGGCACGGTCATCATCCCGCCGGGCGTGATGGTCTATCTGGCCGCGACCCTGGCCTCGGTGGCCCTCTTCTGCTCGTCCATCGTGTGGAAGGAAATCCCGATCAACGCCCAAGCCGGTTGATGCGCAAGACGTGCGCATCCGGCTGATGCGCAAGACTTGCGCATCCCAACGCGGAGTGAATCATGCGTCGTCAGGATCTTCAGGCGTTCGAGAACAACGTCTATATCGCGGACCGCATCCCCGGGCTCGGTATCCCGCATGCCTACGGCGCGGCGGTTCCGACGAACGGCGCGGTCGGCTACTCACCGTTCTGCATCTGGCAGAACCTGAACGCCACCTCGGACGCCAATGCGTGGTACATCAACGGCGGCACGCTGCTGTCGGCGACCTGGATTCCGCTGTCGCTGGCGGCGCTCGCGCCCGCGGACCGCATCGTCTCGCTGACGGCGGCCACGCTGGCGGTGACACTGGCGAGCCACGACTCGAAGACGATCCTCATGAACGTGGCGACGGGCGGTTTGGCGATCACGCTGCCCGCCCCGACCGGTTCGGGAGCGCGGTACAAGTTCGTGGTGGGCACCGCGGTTTCGAGCGGCAGCACGACGATCACGGCGACGGGTGCGTATCTGTACGGCACCGCGCAGATGGTGACCGACAGTTCCTCGGCCCAGCCGACGATGACGGGCTTCGCGACGGCCCCGTCCACGACGATCACGCTGAACGGTTCGACCAAGGGCGGACTGATCGGCGACGTGATCGAGATCGAGGATGTGGCGACCAACAAGATGCAGGTGACGATGTTCGCCCACACCACCGGTACGGTCGTGACACCGTTCTCGTGATTGCCGCGGGCCGACGATCCGGTATCATTCGGCCAACGGAAACCCCGTTGGCCCTTTTCATTCACCGGAACTCCCCATGAGCAGCCGCTTCAAGCCGATCCCTCAAAACAACGGCATTCACCTTCTGCCGAACGCAGCGGCGCCGGTCAACAAGATCGCAGTTCAATTGCCAACCGGCGAGGTCGTCGAGGCCACCCCGGTCTTCATGGTCGGCAACCTGACCGGCGGCCAAGGCGGCATGAACGACGTGCAGATGGTCGCCCTGATGGCCGCTTCGATCATGGCTGGAGACGGATGCGGGTCGCAGGAAGCTGTCAAGTTCGCCCACGAGGTCGTGGCCGAGGCGATGATCCAGAACACGAAGCTCGCGGAGCGGCTTGCGAAGCTCCGGACGGAACCGCCCAAGGACGAGGGATCGAGTGATGGATGACATCGGATGGGCCGGCGTCGGGCTGGCAGCGGTGACGGCGGTGGGCACGGCGTACAACACGCTGATGCAATTCCTCGCCAAACGCGACGCCATGCGGAACGACGTGAAGGTCGCGCTTTTGGAAGACGACAACAAGCGATGCCACGACTCGTGGAAACGGATCGACGGCGAGTTGTCCGCCACGAAGGCCGAACTCGATAAGTGCCGCGAGCAGCACGCCGAGAGCGAGAAGCGCCATCAGGACAGTGAGGCCGACCGGGCCGAGATGAAGAAGCGGATGGACCAGTTGGAGAAGCTGGCTGAGCTTCTTCAGAAGCGTTTGGACCGCGGGAAGGCGTCCGCCGATAAGCCTTGAAACACCCCCGGATGGACCGCCGCGCGATTGGGGAGTCGCCGGGCCGGAACATCCGCGGGGCTGCTCAATCCCCAATCCCCACGAGGTTCCCATGATCGTTCCCACCATCGGCCGGATCGTGCTGTATCAGCGGACGGAGGACAGTCCCGTGTTGCCGGCCATTGTCGTCCGGCCGCACCCCATCGACGCCGGCGCGGCCTCCGGCTGCGTGGACGTGTGCGTGTTCAGCGAGTCCGGTGCGAACTTCCACCCGGCCATCCCGCTCGAACAGGATGAGCCGCTGGGCGTGTACCCGAAGTGCTTCTGGATGGACTACCAGAAGGGCCAAGCGGCCAAGACCGAGGAACTGGAGAAGAAACTGGCCGAAAAGCCGACCATCGCGGAGTTGGAGTCGATGCTGAACTCCGGATGCAAGGTGTCACTCAATCCGGACGGCACGATCAATCAGCCGGAAACCGGCGGCGAAGGCTGACCCAATCCCGGATGCGCACGTCTTGCGCATCGGTTTCACTCCCCAATCCCGAGGATTTACATGCGTCTTCTCTACGCGGCCGTCGCCGGTCTTCTGGCGTGCGGCCTTTTGTCCGGGTCCGACCCTGCCCCGGCCCCCAAGCCGTCCGACGCGGTGACGATCGAGACGGTTCAGCCGGTGACGGCCGATCTCGGCAAGAAGTGTGTCGTCGAGGTGAAGACCACGGCCAAGAAGGTGACGTGGCGGCTCCCGGCCGGCATCGACTCGGTGCCTCTGACCACGGACGGCAAGAAGTTGGCGGTCTGGGCCATGCCCGGCAGTTACACGCTGATGGCCTACGCGCCGTCCGGCGATGATGTGGTGGTGGCCGATGTCTTGGTGACGATCACGGGGACGGCACCGACCCCCGGACCGGTCGATCAACTCCTGAAGGATCTTCAGGCGGCCTACAACGCTGACACCGGGGCCACGAAGAAGGACGACATCGCCAAGTTGGCCGAGGTCATGGCCGGCTCGGTGGCATCGGCCAAGTCCGGCGGCAAGGTGAAGATGACCGCCGACCTGCAGAACGGCGTCCATCAGGTCACGGAACTGGTCATCCCCGGCAAACTCAAGGGCGTCCGCAGCCAGATCGGCGCGTACCTGACTCCGAAGCTCGGCTCGTCGTCCGTCCCGGTGACGGATGCGTTCTGGGCGACGGCTTCCACGGAATACGCGGCTGTCGCGTCCGCACTCGGAAAGGTGGTGAAGTGATGGCTCCGACTCCTCTCGGATGGATTCCGCCGGCGGAACGTGACCACGATCAGCGCGTGGCCCATGCGGCGGCGATGGCGACGATGCCGAAGTTCGCGCTCGGGGCCGGTGACATCCCGGCCGGACCGCTCGACATCCGGCTGTTCAAGGCGTGGTCCGAGCCGAACGTCATCGCCGACTGCGGCGGGGTGACGTTCGACCGCTTCCACCAGTTGACCGGCTCGTGCGTCGGCGCCGGGGGCGGCAACGCCCTGTTCACCCTGATCGCCATGCAGCGGTTGCTGACGAGCGGCGCGACCAAGGCGTTCATCCCGTGGTGGCCGCACCCCTACGGCAAGAGTCGGTCGATCGCGGGCTTCCGCGGCCGTGGAGAAGGATCGCTCGGCAGCACGTTCTTCAAGGCGCTCCAGCAGTACGGGGTTCCGGACGCCCTGGAGGCGACCACGCAGGGCATCAAGGGGTTCTCCCACTCGGACGGCCTCACCCTGACCTCTTCGGAGGAAATGGACTGGTCGGACGGGAATTCGGCCCTCGTGAACGGCTTCAACGACGAGGCGATCAAGCGACCCCTCGGGACCGGTGTGGAAGTGCAGGACGTGGTGGGCATCCGGGCCGCGCTGGCGAACGGATACCCGATCACGTTCGCGTGCGACCGCTACATCGGCAATGCCTCGGTGAAGGGGTCCGGTGCGAACGCGGCCGTCGTCGGGTATTGGGACTCCAACGGCGGCCACCAGCAGA